ATCTTCGAAATGGCAGTAAAAACAAAACTGTCCGAAGAAATTGATAAATTGGAAGAGAACTACAAATCAGAACTCAATGAAGAAATCAACAAAACCAAAGAAGAATTGGTTGAAAAAGTTGATGGATATCTTAACTACGTAGTCGAAAACTGGATGGAAGAAAATAAAGTTGCAGTACATAACGGTCTTAGAACCGAGATTGCAGAAAACTTTATGGGCAAAATGAAAGATCTATTCGTAGAATCTTACATTGAGGTTCCAGACAGTAAAGTAGACCTAGTTGATGATCTTAATGAACAAGTTGTAGAACTTGAAGATCAACTCAACACAACAACTGGTAAAATGATTGCAATGACCGAAGAGTTGGAATTGTTCAGACGCTACGAAGTAGTGCGTGAGCATGCCAATGGTCTTGCCGAAACTGAAGTTGAAAAACTCGCTTCTCTTGTAGAAGATATTGATTTCGAAGATGAAGAATCTTTCTCAGCGAAAGTAAAAATCATCAAAGAAAATCATTTCAAGAAAGCAACCGTCGAAACTCAAGTAGAAGAAATTGAAGAAGGAACTGCACCTGTAGATACAGACGTTGTTTCATCTATGGATCAATATCTAACTGCTTTGAAAAAATCCATTAAGTAATAGGAGCAATTAAAAATGGAAACATATGATCGTCTAGTCGAAAAATGGTCACCAGTATTGAACGAAGAGTCTGCTGGTACTATTAAAGACGCTCACAGAAAAGCGGTAACTGCCGTTATTCTTGAGAACCAAGAGCGCGCCTTCCAAGAAGAAGCCGCACAAAACACTAACATGTTGACTGAGGCAGCACCTGGCAACAGTACTTCTTCAGCAGCAAACTGGAACCCAGTTCTAATCTCACTTGTACGACGTGCGCTACCTAACATGATGGCATACGACGTTTGTGGTGTTCAGCCGATGACAGGCCCAACAGGTCTTATCTTCGCGATGAAATCACGTTACGGTACAGGTAACACATCTAACGATGAAGCACTATACAACGAGGCAAATACAACTTGGTCTGGTGACTCATCTACTGCACAGTCTGCGGGCCCATCAGGTCTATCAGGCTTGCTCGATGACTCCGCTGGTGGTGGTACACCAACACGGACTGTTGACTCATCTATCGATGACTCAAGAACTGGCCCAACACAGGCAGGTGGTATGCCAACAGGCGACGCCGAGGGTCTTGGATCTTCTTCAGTTGATCCTAACTCTTCTTTCAACGAGATGGGCTTCACAATCGAAAAAGCGACTGTGACTGCAACATCACGTGCATTGAAAGCGGAATACTCTCTAGAACTTGCACAGGATCTAAAAGCAATCCACGGTTTGGATGCTGAAACAGAATTGGCAAACATCTTGTCAACTGAGATTCTTGCAGAGATCAACCGAGAAGTTATTAGAACAATCAACGCACAAGCGAAAACTGGTGCATTGACTAATAACACTGCAATTAACGGTATCTTTGACTTGTCAACAGATGCTGATGGTCGTTGGAGCGTTGAGCGCCTCAAAGGTCTAATCATGCAGATCGAAAGAGAGTCTAACGTAATCGCCAAAGAAACACGAAGAGGAAAAGGTAACTTCATTATCTGTTCTTCCGACGTTGCTTCTGGTCTTGCCGCTTCTGGTATGTTGGACTACACTCCAGCAATGAGCACAAACTTGAACGTTGACGACACTGGTAACACATTTGCTGGTACTCTTAACGGACGTACAAAAGTTTACATTGACCCATATGCGTCAGTTGACTATTGTAACGTTGGTTATAAAGGTACTAACCCATATGACGCTGGTGTATTCTACTGTCCATACGTACCACTAACTATGGTTCGTGCGGTTGGTGAAAACACATTCCAACCAAAAATCGGGTTCAAAACTCGTTATGGTATGGCTTCAAACCCATTTGTTGGATATACACCAAGCAACGGTCTTGCAACAAGCAAAACCAACCAGTACTACCGTATCTTCCGCGTGGACAACATCCTCGCATAGTATACATAAAGAGATGGGTTAACCATCCTATAATATCACCATAATAGGTGACAACTGAGGGGGAGAGATCCCCCTCTTTTTTTTGTGTGATTTTTGTCACACTTTCCTTTGTTTTCAAAATAAAATGCAAAAAACGTAAATTAGGCCTTGTAACTAGTCGCATTATGGTCTATGATATTAGTATATCAAGAGAGAAAAGGAATCACTTATGGTAATCGTCGGAATAAAAGCTATGGATTGTACAGGAACACAAACTTTTTTAGACTACGTTAATTCGTTTTATGGACGTGACGGAATATATCGTTTGATGAAAAACGGTATGTGGGCAACCAAAACAGATATTCATGCTGCGATTTGTAAAACAGAGTTTACTTTAGATGAAGGTACTTTCTGTGGAGACTCAATTGACCGCGAAGCGGTTCGTACAACTTTAGAAGAAAATGGATTTTCAGAGGAAGGATTAGTATAATGGGTTTGAATATTTCAGTATACAAGGACAGTAGTTTATATGATTGTACTCTTAATGGAGTTACAAGTCGATATGACCAGTTATGTGTAGTAAATATAGAAGGGCCCGATTCGCCCAGTGCGACTGCCCCTGCCGTTAATTTGGTAAAAGGTAATTTGCCCGGCATTGCAAAGATTGTTCCAGAAGAAGCTGGAAAAAAATGGGTTATGTTTGGTGGTAATTATGCCGCCGCTAGTGACAGTCGCTTTACTCAGGCGGTAGAAAAAATAACAGGGAATCCCCATAGTGGTGCGGTTCCTGTACATGATCGTGTGGAAGGATAAAACATGTATGTAGTCGAAACTCAAGTTCTCGAAAATTATGGCGCTCATTGTAATGATGGTAAGTTTTCCAGTGGTAATGCCTACTGGAAAAATAAGCCTGGTGACACCTATATCGTTAACGATCTCGAACGTATGCAAGATGCCACTGCATATGTCATGGCCGCTCATGGTAACAATGGAATTGCTTGGAAGGAATATCCTTGTCACACTCAAACTCTCTCAGAATGGTATGAGTACCTTGATACCTTGGATAAAGATTACAAGGAGTTTTTGTTAAAAACTGCGAAACGTGTTTCGCCTAAATGGCCTGGAAATGATGAATCTTTTCGATTAGAGGGTTGACACCCTAATCGAATCGTTCTATAATGATTGTATGTTCAGTGAGAAAAGGAATCACTATGAAAACCTCTGATATCGTCGCAACTCTCGAATCTTGTATCATTGCCTTTGAGGAAGGTGCCAGTGATGAAAAACGCATGGCACTCTCAATGTTGGAAGGGATGAAAGAGAAGTTGGAAAAAGAACTGAGCGCCTTGTTGTCCAGCGAGTCGGACTTGAGTTAAGAAAATCATCCACTCTTAGCTCAGCAGGATAGAGCAACGGTCTTCTAAACCGTAGGTCATAGGTTCGAATCCTATAGAGTAGGCCACGGAGATTAGCGCAGTCTGGTAGCGCATCTGCTTTGGGAGCAGAGGGTCACAGGTTCAAATCCTGTATCTCCGACCAATTACCAAGATAAATCCTTATAAATAGAGTTATAGCAATAGGATAGATTTATGGCAACCACAACATCAACGCTTCAACAAAGAAACTTCTTGCAACCAAACGGTTATCAGTTGTCGATATTCCGTGACAGATTTCCTAATATTGAATTTTTTGCACAGAGAGTATCGCACCCAACACTAACAATGAATCCAACTTTGGTTAGTTATAAAAGAACTGATGCAAAATTTATTGGAGATACACTAGAGTTTGGTGAATTGAACGTAGAAGTATTGTTAGATGAACAAATGCAAGTATATACAGAGATCAAGTCTTGGATGGAGTCTCTTGTAAACGAAAAGATTAAGACACCCAGTGAGGCTCAAACTGGACTTGGAAATGCACCGATGGCAGATCTACCAGAATACGATATCAGATTATCTATTCTTAACAGTAATAATAATGCAATAAAGAAGATACTATATAAATCATGTTTTCCTATTTCACTTGGAAACGTTGAATTTGCGGCATCGGTAGGTGCAATTGAATATGTGGTGTTACCTGTAACATTTGCCTATACCACATTCACAGTAGAATAAAGGTAAATTATTAATTGAAAACAGAAGCTCAAAAATTATGGAAAAAGGTCACTAAAATGGATTTAGGAAACCCTATTATAACTGCACTCGTAGGATTAGTTGTATTTTACATCGGATTAAAAATGTTCTCTGGTGGTATGAAATCGATGGGAAACATGGAACATCTAAGTTGGTTTTTAGGTAATCCACTTTATATG